CTTACACGATCTATTCTCCAGCCAACCCTTTGTCTTAAACCACAGCTCAGTACGCAAATTCATGTAAGTTTCCTTCAAGCTAGGCGTTTCACTTACATTCACCCCGCGCACTGGCAAGCCCATCTCGTGCAGTCGGTCAACAACCCCAGCGCCAACACCAATACTATCAACTAATATCTCGCGCGGCTGCGCACTTGGCGGTAAACCCTCGTATTCCGCCACAACGCGCCCCACAGTTTGCATCAAGTCCAACCCACGCCAGGCACGTATTTCAGTCACAATCGGGCCTTGCCGCTTACACAACGCAGTTTTATCCGTTCCAAACCGGGCCACGTCCAAACCCCAAACACTGGGGGTATCCTCGTGCACCTCTAAATCTCGATGTACCGCCGATTCCACCAAATGATACGGAATAATCGTGTCGTCGTCAGACAACGGGAATTCGCCTAAAACGCGGATCCGGAACGCGTTGCTTTCCTCCCCGTAACGCTCCCGCATTTCCTGCACAAATTCATCACTCACCAACGGACTGTCAACGCAACTCCAGCGCTGCGTCCACCAGCTATCCGCCATGCGCGTCTGACTTTCAAAAAATGTCCCACTAGACCGCGTGGGGTTGCTCAAAAGGATCGTCGTGGCGTTATGCCCGGACATAGACCCAGCCGCCGCCTCAAACACTTTCTCAGGCACACCTGAGGCTTCGTCCACCACCAGAAGCACATTGTCACTATGTACACCAGCCAGCGCCTCTGGAGTTTCTGCGCGGCTTGTCCTAGCCGAAATAAACGCCTCACTAGGCGCCGCAGCAAGCTCAACCCTGTCAGACTTAACCGTCAACATCTCCTGCAACTGGGGCGGCAACTCACTAATCCACCGCTTCAACTCCGCAAACAACGCGTCAAACAACTGACCACTGGTGGGCGCCGTAACAACAACCTTATTGGGAAACCTCAACAGCAAATACCACAGCATCGCCCAAGACGCGCTTGTAGACTTACCCGTGCCGTGACCAGAGCGAATTGAGATTTTACGCTCGTTCTGCGCGATTGCATTCAAAAAATCCTTCTGGTAAGGTAAAGGCTTTGCGCCCAGCACCTCCTCAACAAAACGCACCGGGTCATCCCAATATTCAACCACAAAATCGTCAAAAGGATTGGATCCGTCACTCATCCACAATCTCCGCGTCCGGTATATCGTCAAGGTTCTGACGATCACGGTTAAACTTACGCAACGCATCCAGGTGCATATCGCCAATATTAAGCGTTATATTGTTTTGCGGGCGTGTACCATATTTTGCCTGGTTTAACGCGCCAGCCATAAACTTGCGGTAATTCACCTTCTCACGCGTGGCTGAGATTTCGTTACTTGTGCTATCGCCAGTGAGAGTATCCACCATCGTTAGCCCTTCCTCAACAAGAGCGTCTGCCGCCTCAACGCGGGCTTCCTGAAGTATTTTCCGGTACTCATCATTGGCGTTCAGAGCGCGGCTCAAATATGACCGGGAACAGCCATAATCCCGCGCAAGCTGCGCCACAGTTATGCCAGAGGCGATCTGATCGTATAACCAATCAGCGCCGCCCTGACGCTCAACGTCACTAAGGATCCGCTTTCGTAATGCCTTGCCTGCCACTGGTGTCTCCCAATTTTTCAAAATTTTACGCGCAGGAGCGGTTTTTGGCAATAGGGGTGCAGGGGGGGTGCGGGTGTGTGTGTTTTGTTGCACCAGAACCCGCCCCTCGATCTGCGCGCCGGGGGGGGTGTTATGCATAGTCGTATAATGGGAATTATGTTAAATTATTGGTCAATCGTAATGATATCAATGACTTACAGAGGATATGTATTAAGTATAACTTATGCAATACACGCAAACCACAATATGTTGTGTCCTGAACGCTTGTTCAATTAACGATTTTGCAGTATTCGCGCACGCGCGCAGGCGAGGCTGCGTGTATGTGTAAACGAGGTTTTACCCTTAGTGCATTGTCTCAATATCGCCGTTACCCTCAGCGACTAACGCCAGCACTACCACTATCGCAGCCATGACTTCCTCAGCTGTAGCACCATCCTCGACCCGCTCATCCATGTAGTCGAACAGCATGTCTACTTCGTTTGTTACTTTGTCTGCATCTTCACTCATACTAACCCGAACCAGTGTATCCATTGCTGTACTCCTCAGTGCTACACCTCATCGTACCACTGATACGACAAGAGGCCCAGTGTTTAACTGAGCCTCTTGGAGCGGCACGCCAGGGAGGAACGCGAACCGCTCTAGCGCATTGGGAGGAACACGCTAACATATATTTATCACTTTGTTTCGTCATCGCCAACCTCATGCAGTTCCGGAAGCAGCGTCACGTCGAACACGTAGCTTTCTTTCGCGTTACCGTCTGCGCTTCCCATACGCGCCAGATACTCGTGCAAGTGCAGCTTACCCTCCCGCAATAACCGTTGCATCATCCAGAGGCCCGCATATCGCACCGTGCGATGCTCTGGATAGCGCACGTCAAACACAATCATTATCTCCGGGTACAACTTCGCGTACCGCCGCAAGTCTTTCCGATTGATCGACACAGCGTTGCGCGGATCTATCCCCCAAAACTCCATCGACTTCCGCCACGGCGTTGTGATTGTCTTTAGATCGCACGGCCCCTGCATCACCATGTCGTACGTGAATGGATCCCCGTCCTTGTCCGGGTTGCGCTTAATCTTCACCCGGTCAAACCTGCGATCCAGGAACACGCGCTCCAGCTCCTCGCCGTGCTTGCACCACCAAGCTTTATCTTGATTTGATACCATCGCGTTTCTCCAGCTCGTACTTCCTCGCCAGTATTAGCCTTGTCTCATTCTCTGTCCATCGCGGCGCAACTCGATCTGCAAATTCACCGTTAGGCAACCCCAACACTTTCCGCCGATTTGCGAACCCGTACAACTCGTCAAGAGATGATACAGTTGCCAGTTTTCTCTCTAACTTCACCAACTGGTCATTCCCGTCTTTGGACATTAGGACACCCCTATAGGGGTGTGTCCTGACTGTCCAAGATTGACCACCTTAAGACATACCATGTCCAACTCATGTCCAACCATGTCCTAACTCCTCGCTAACTTATTGTTCTTAATGATAAACTTATAGTCATCAATGAGCTTCTTGATGTCCCGATCCGCCTGCCTTTGTGACCTACCTGTCTCTATCGCCACATTAGCTTTTAGGACACTCCTGGACACGTATTTTTCGCCTTCTGACGCCACCAATTTGTCGTATTCCTCCCAGATCACGTCCATTGAATCTCGCTCGTTTGCACTTGGCGGATCTGTCTCCTCCAGCACGATACTGGTTGTCTCCTGCATGTCATCCGTCAGTAGATCGACGCTCACTTGCATGAACGCCATCTTCGCTGGCTCAGGTGCATCCTTCATTTTGGTGAACTCCACGGTTGTCATAAAGTCGCCCACCTTCTCGATCCTGAACTCACAATCCAGTGCACCCAGAAGCGCGGAGCTGCCTCGTGCGCGCTGCTTTTCTTGCAGGCCAGTGTGGTGCGCCATGAGCACAGTACACCCAAACTCATCCTTCAGACCGTCGCACGCCGCAATATATAAATTCATGTCTTTGGTGCTGTTCTCATCCGCCCCCATTGCGCGGGCCAATGTGTCGATTACAATAAGCCCCGGCTGCCCGTACTCCTCCACCATTCCGGCGATTGTCTTGTGCAGCTCGTCCACTTGCGCCTCGTCGCTGAACACCACCGCGCGGTTAGACTTGAAGAACGGCAGGTCATCCAGTGGCGTGTCGTGCACCTTACTCCACGCTCTACAGCGTCGCACGAAACCGTTATGCCCTTCCCCGGCTATGTAGAACACCGACGCCTGCTTTACCTTGCGCCCGTGATAGTCTTTGCCTGACGCAATACTGAGCGCCATGTCAAGCATCACAAATGTTTTACCAGCCGCTGGCGCGCCAAACCCTGCCGCAAGTGCGTGCTGCTCCAGGATTCCGTCAATGTGCCACTCCGGACGCTTTAGCTCCAGTGCGCCAATTTTACTGAACAGCTCTTTCTTTTGACCGCCGCGCAGTATTTGCTTACGCACCTCCGCCAAACCCTTGGTAGCGTGCACGTCGTTCCAATCTAATCCCGGACGTGACGGCATGACGTACTGCAAGCCTGTAGCCTTGGCGGCTTCTATGCCTTTCTCGTCGTTGTCTGCGGCGATGATTAGCCTGACGTTTGGTCTAACTTCCTGAATTGCCGCGACTGCTTTCGGTAGGTTTCCTGCGTCTAACGCAAACACGACAGGCACTCCCATAGCCTCGCTAACGCTACACCCAGTAGCCCAACCCTCCGTCACGTAGCAAACACCATCCAGCGGGCCGTTTATGACGCTAAACGCGCCCTCCTTTTCCATGCCTGAGCTGAACCGTTTTTTACCGTCCGGCATGATCGTCTGCGTGCCGACGCTTTTGCCTTGCGCGTTGATAATGCGGATCACCAGCATGTCGTCGTTCAACATGGCGCCGTTTAACGCAACGCCCTTCCGTTCGTGGTATGCCTTTGGCGCCACGTCTGAGAACGGGTTGCTCAATGTCGCGCTCAGGTCAGGCCAATCGTTATTCTTTTGCCCTTTTACGGGCCACACGCAATCCTCCTCCAGGATCGTGCGTATGTCCTCAAAACTGCAACCCTGGTTGCAATTAAACTTAACCTCGTTATTAATATTGGATATATAAAA